CGCGCATGAGGGTGCGGTGGTCGTCTTCGGCCATGTAGTCGCGGTCCAGCTTCGCTTGCGACGGCCCCGTCATCGGCTCCTCCGCGCGGCCTTCTGAATGTTTCGTTGACCAGCTTTCATCAGCGTAGTCAGGTTCCGCACCGGGTGGGCGCTCCCCTTCCGGTAGGGGCGCAGACGCGGATCGATCGGGCCGGTGCTCGGCAACTCGATGTCACGCGGATCAGATTTCGCACGGCGGATGGGCTCAGGCACTTACCGCTTGCCTCCCCGCATTGATTTCTTGCCCGCCAGCGTTTTCCCGGTCATCTTCTTGCCGGGGCCGTAGCCGATCCCTTTAGGCATTAGCGCCTCCGCATGCCCCGCCGCGTGGACGTCCGGTGCCACTTGCTCGATCCGGGCTTGCCCTTGTTGATCGAAGCGTAGAACACCCGTTCGCCTTTCTCCTCGCCGTACTGGCGTTTCATCGACGACAGCACCTTGCGGCCAGATGTGGTCTCAGGCATGGCCCCTATAAAGCAAAAGGGCCGACCCTCTCGTCTGAGAAGATCGGCCCGATGGACGGTGGGGGCACCAGAGTCCCCCGACTCCGTGATGCCCCGCGTCAGTGCGCGCCAGTCGATTCCGCTACAGAGTCAACCTAAACGAGGAGATTTGTCAAGCGGGGACGGCGAGAGGGTCACCTGGAGCGCCGGGAACTCCGCGCGTTTGGGCACCCCCTCGTGGCAGTGGAGGATAAGCATCCCGGTGTATTTCTGGCCATAAATCGCCGCGAGGAGGGCACAGAAGTCCTGCTCGGTGAGTTCGACGCGGGTGAGGGCTTCGATGACGGTCATGCGGCGGGCGGACGGCCCCAGAAGCGGTAGGAATCAGAGAGTACGTACGCACTCGACTCCAACGGTCGATTTACCCAGCGCCCGTGCAGGAAGCGACACCACCACGCGCAGATGCCCGATTCAATCTTCAACGCGGGCTCACGCTTCCACACGATTGGCACGCCGCAGGTCGGACAAATCTGCTCAGTCACTTCTTTGACTCCGTGACCGTGGGCCGCCCGCCTGGCTCATCGTTCTTGGTTTCCATCCGAGGCGACTCCTGGCCACTCGCCTTCCGCCCGGCGGGTGAGACGGTCTGGCCGATGCCGAGCTGTTGCTGCGCGATCAATCGCTCGATGACCGTAATCGGGACTCGGACTTCTAGGAGTTGCCCGGAGGCAGTGTCCATGACGAAGGTGCGACCGGTCTCCGGATCGGTGTACTGCGGGAAGGCGCCCCCGCCGACCACCGACGGGCCGGCCGCCTGCAACCCCTGCGCGAGGAGCGCTAGGAGCGCCGTCTCGGGCGGCGGCGTCAGCGGCGGCAGCGGGAGCGCCGGATAGGTGCCGTAGTTGGGGATTTCCAGCGTCTCCGCAAGCGTGACCACGTCGAGGTAGCCCATGCGCGCAAGCTGGAGGTGCAGCATCTTCTTCTCCTGCGCGTGCATGGCCAGCACCGAGTTCGGGCTGACGACGAACACAAATTGCTTGTGGAAGAACTGGGCGCGCTGATCCCGGGTGGTGAGATTCGCGTCCAGCTCGGGCGTGTAGCCTTGATCGCCAGGATTGAGGGCGGGCACCATCTGCCCCGGATCGGCGTCGAAGTCCTGCAGGGTCTCCCCGGCGGGGCCGAGGATCTGCACCCGCTTGGTCGAGGAGAGGAACTGAAAGTAGTTGACCTTCAGCATCTCGGAGACGTCGCGGAGGAAGGCTTCGACCTGACGCGCTTCCTGGCGGATCTCGGGGGTGAGGGCTTCGTAATACTTCTCGATCGTGTCGGCGGAGGGGAGTTGGCGGAGCTGCAGCAGGGCCGCGAGGTTGGCCGTGCCGGCCAGATCGGCAAATTTGTTGGTCAGCTTGTCCCACAACTCGGAGGCTTGGGCGAGGACCTGCGGGTTCGGCCCGTCCTGCTTCGCGTAGGGCTCGCCGAAGCCGGGCTGCACGCGCACGCGCTTGCCGGGGCGGCGGGGGTCGAGCAGCTTCATCGTCGCTTCCGAGACCGCGTTGCGGTTGTAGACGATGTCGGGGTCGACCCACTGCTTGATGCCGAGGCGGAGGTCCTGTAGGTTCTCGTTGATCGCGTCCTGGACCGGCAGGAGGTCGTTGAAGAGCGGAATGCCGAGGAACTGCCACGGCACGCTCCACAGTTTGAGCCGGGCGAACGGGAACATCCCGTGCCAGTAGGTGTTCGGGCCGTCGTAGACGAGGGCGTCGTCGGTGGCCACAACCAGCCGGCCGCGGGGGTAGAGCGGCTCTTGCGGCGCCACCACATAGGCCCAGTTGGTGCCCGGTTCGCCCATCGCGATCGGCTTGGCGGTCAGGTTGCGCGTGCGGTCGCGGAAGTAGGCGCGGTAGAGGACGATGCGGCCGGGCTGGCTGCGACGAGCTGAGCCGGCGGTGCCGGACTGGAGCGCATCGAGGGGGTCGGCGGGCGAGATCAGGCGCGAGAGGCCCGAGCGGAACTTGCCCATCACCTTGCCGAGCGCAGAGTCGCTGGCGGCCTTGAAGAGGAAGGCTTTGGTCGGATACATCCCCCGCAACACATTGACCGTGTGGGCCTCGCGGAAGCAGACGCCTTCCCAGAACTGCGGCGAGCGCAGCAAGGAGGGCCGGAGCGGGAGCGTGTCGCGTGGGTCACGAGCGGAGAGCTGGTGGGCGCCACCCAAGGGGGCGTGCGGATCCCAGTCGACGACGAGGTCGCCGGTGCCGCCCGCAAGCGCGTATTTCATGCAGTCGCCGAGGTCGAGATCGAAGAAACAGCTCACATATTCGGCGATGGCGTACTGATTGAGGAGATCCGCCTGCTGGTGGTAGGCCGGGTTGAGCGATTTCCAGCCGGCGGCGGGCTTCAGGTCGGTCAGCGCCGAGACGTGCGCCTGCATCGCCTTGCGGGCTTCGTTGATGGTGACCTGCGGGAGGTACTTCAGCTTTTTCTGCTCGGCGGTGAGTTGCTCACCGACGATGTAGCGCTGCGCGTGCTCGATGACGTCGTAAGAGGGGTCCGAGCGGTTGATCAGGTCACCCTCTTGGAGCCACTCGCGGAGCCAGCCGAGGACACGGGGATCACCGTGCTGGAGACTTTCCGCACTGGTCGCCGGTAAATCTCGCACCGCCGAGGACGAAAAGTCTGCCATCAGTTGATCCCGTGCTGTTCGACCAGCTCACGGCCGTCGAGGCTGTTGTGGACCACGAGGGGCGCCCGATAGGGTTCGCCGGTTTCCGAATCCTCGGTCTGCACCGTCGGCTGGCACCAGCAGGCGGGGGATTCCTCGTGCTCGCGGAGATCGTCGATCGGGAGGACGTGGTAGGCCACCTACCGAATACTCCGATGCCGAAAGACCCAGAAGGTCGAATGGTTTCGCCAGACCGACCGCTGCTCCTTCCAGTTCGACGCACGGAGCTTGCTGGGGACGCGCAAGGTGAGGAAGTCGTACGGCTCACCAAGGACATCCCAGACCCACTTCGTCATCCAGATCGGCCGGTGCGAATGGATATAGTCCTGCACCTTCACAATGCAGCCCAACCGGCCGACGCGAAAGGCTTCTACGCAGCCCAGCTCCACGTCAGCCTTGACCGCGCCTATCCCTCGGGCCCCGTGCATAAATCGGCGCTCTGTCTTTCCGGCCTGCTGCCGTGTCGTTGCGGGTTGGAACGGTGGATCGAAGATGACGACATCGACGCTCTGATCCCGAAACGGGAGTCGTCGATAATCGAGCACGCAGTCTCGTGCGCGTGCCGGGAGAATATCGCCACCGATGGTAGGCTGTGCCTCGCCCCAGAAGTTCCCGTTGCCATACGTCGTATCCAGTGTCGTACGCGCGTCCGGAAAGCAGACGGTCAGTAGTCCACGAATTGCAGTTGCGGAGGTGCCGTCCATTGAACTTAGGAGATCAGCCATCTATTGATCCTTCAACGCACTCGTATTGCCGTCGTGGACGCCGGGACCATAGGCGGGCTCCTCGCCCATCGGGACCGGCTTGAACTTCCGGATCGCCTCGGGCGAGGGCTTCTCCTCGGGAGTCGAGCCGAAGGTGTTCACTTCGCGGTTGCTGCGGTCCTGGTGGAGCATGCGGAAGCGGAGGGGCTGCCCTTCGCCGTTGCGGGCCTGCTGCTCGCTCTCGCGCTCCAATTGGCGCATCTGCGCGAAGGATTCGATCTGGACCGGACGGTTCTGCCCGTCGTAGGTCGAAAATTCGGCGCCGGGCTCGAAGGCGTCCATTGAGCCGATCTGCGGGAGCCAGACGGCGGGCTGGCCGCAGTGGAACGGCGCCCCGGCGGTCGCGCCGATGGCGAACGGCACGTTGATGTCCGTGAGGACCTGCCCGCAGACGCGACAGCGAAAATCGTGGATCGCCAAGATTACACCACCATCCTCACCACGGCGGGGCCACCGACTTGCACGTAGCCGTAGTGGCCCTTGTCGATATTCCCGGCGGCGACACCGAAGGGCTCGTTCGGCCGCAGGCAGACGATGTCGCCCGCCGTGAGCCGCCGCATGGCACGGATGTAGCGGTACGTCTTGCCGCCCGCTCTCGCGATCTCCAGCGACGAGCCTGGCGCCCCTAGCACTACGTCGCCGGACCAGCGGGCGCGTGGCGCCTCGACCAGCCTCGCATTGACGACGAGCGTCGCCGTCGCGACCGCCCCGAGCGCCTTGAGAAAGTTGCGGCGAAACATCTCAGCCTCCCGCCACGACTTCGGCGCGACTGCCCCAGAAGAGTTCCTGCTCCAGCCGCTTCACGACGGCCTCGATCTCCTGCTGGACGGTGCGCCCCCGCTTGGTGGCGCGGAAGGCGAGTTCGTCCAGTTGCCCAGGCGTGAATTTGACTTCCACGCCGCCAATCTTGATGGAGGCCAGCCGGGTGATGGCGTCAAGGAGATCCTTGGCGGTCTTAGTGGTGCCGGGACCGAGCCGATCGTCGAGGGCACGACAGAAACTGGGGAGCAGGTGCAAGCCGCCCTCTTGGAGGATCTCGTAGTGCGCGTCAAGTGTGCCCTGCGACGCCACCGCGAGGATCAGCGATCCTCGACTGATGAGCCAATCGCCGGTGAGGGCAGGCATCAAGCCGGTCGGCAGCGTGACCACCGAATCGGCGCGGACACGGACCGCGGTGAGCGGCTCGGTCTTCATCCGGACTGAGAAACGGGCGGCGAGCGGCGGCTCAGTGGAAGAAGTAATCGTCGATGCTGATGCGCTCGTCGGGGGTGGTGTCATCGTCGTCCTCACTGCCACGGTCGGCCTCCTCACTCGTCACGGCCAAGTTGCGCCAGTCGGGTCGCGGACGACCCTGGTCGAGGGACAGCGCCTGGAGCGCCTCCCGGCGGCGACGCTTTTCGGCGATGGGTTCGGTCTCGCCCCCGGCCAGCCGGTACGCGACATAATAGCCGATTGCGGCGGCCATGACGCCATCGTCGTGTTGCCCGCGTGCCGCCTCGGCCTCGCCGAGGGTGCCCTCCGTCACGAGGTGACGGAGTTCCGCCCGTGTCACGGGCGAGTTCAGAATGAAGTCCGGCGTCCCCGTCAGCGGATCCAGGGTGGTGACGGCCGAGTGGAAGGCCGAGAGCAGGAGGGGCCGGGTGCGGGGGGAAGTCAGCCAGCCAATCCGCGTCGAGAAGCGGCGCTCGGGCGAGGCCGCATCCACATATTCCCAGACGTAGAAGTTGGTGTAGCCGAGGTGGAGCTGCAGCAGGTCCTGGGTGGCCTGTCCGTGGTTGTTGATCTCGATCGCCGCCAGCGCCTCGATGCCTTCGCTGTCGACGTAGTAGCGGCCGAGCGCATCGCAGACAAACGCGAGGTCCTTAGCCGCGACGGTATTGGACAGCCACTGCGCCACCTGCTCGGCGGGCTCCTCGATGGTCGGGAGCCGAATCAGGTCGATGACGGAGTAGTCGAGGCCGAGGCCGTCGGCG